CACATCCGTCTCAACCTGCGACACATTGATGGGCGTAGGCTTCACGGTGAACTTCACCCCGTTCAACTCGCCCTCTATCTTCGTGATTCTCATAGTTTGTATATGTTGAACGACTCAATGCCGTGACCCTTGATCACGAACACCGTCTTGTCGCGCTTCTCCAAAACACCCGAACCATCTATGCCAAGACCGCCCCTGCTTCGAGATTTGACCTCTACGGCACGATCTATCATGGAGGTGAGTGTTGATACGTCTTGAGTGTTTAGAAGCCCAGAGATCGAAACCTCATGCGTCATATGGTTCAGCACGGGTTGACCGCCATCGACCTTCAGGTACTCAGGTTTTTGCTTGTAGGTGCAAACGGCAGAAGGGTAATCCAGCAACGCTGAACTACCCTTGTCCGCAACTTTCAACTCAAGCAATCTGACGTGCATCAAACCCTGGAAATCTCAAGCTGTGTCGAATCGAACTGACAGGAGATTTCGTACTCCTCACGTCCATTCTCAAACACTCTTCGACCCATGACATACACATTGTCTATGATGTAGTCATCACCGCCATTGACCCCGTACATCCAAACCTTCTTCTTGGCAAGAACAGACGATCCACCGCAAAAGGTCAAAGATGCATTGTTTGAAGGATCAGCGATCGGAGTGGTTTCATCCTCTGCCTTGTCGTTGATCGTGCGGAACGACATAGTCGTCGTGTAGCCCTCGTTGTAGTTCTGATTGTCCTCAATCGCAACCTGGAGCGCCTCCTCAGACATCGTAATGCTTTCGGTCACAATACCGAAGATGTTCTCCGTGTTGGTTGATGCTGTGTCCTCAGCAGGCGTGATAGCCGCCTTTTGGAAAATTAAACGTGCCATTATTGTATTTTGATTGATGAGTTGAAAGTTAGGTTTGTCGACAAGTAACCCTCAAACTCAACAGTAGCCGTAGCACCCGTGAGCGTGATGGTATACAAGTTTTGGTCAACGGCAGCAGGAGATACCGCAGATGACCAGTCAATGATCTGATCCGTAAGTTCAAGCATCCTGTCGTACCGCGCCTCTTTCACCGAATGAGAATCACCCTGCTCGACAAAGACCAGCACATCCCACGCCTGCTCCAAGTCCAACGGCTTACTGTCCTCAATCAGGAAATTGGTTGTTGCTCCTTGATAACGAAACACGACTACCTCACGCTTGATATCCGCACGTTCAATAAGATCAGCAGAGTCCCCGCTATACTTCAATACCTTTTCCACAGTCGCACGAGAGTCCGTTAAAGAATACGACTTGAAGCTGCTGATCAAACCGTTAAGGATCGCGTTCCTATCCAATTGTCACACCCTTGATGGTTCGCGGTTGCATCAAATACCGTTGCAGTTTCTCACCGATCATGCTCACGAGACCCTTTGATGCACCCACCTTCATGTCACCCTCTTCAGGCCATATCTTGCGCTTGGCAAGCCTGCCTTCACCAACTTGATGCTTGTACATGTACTTCTTCCTATCGGGCAACTGCTGATCCTTGCGGAACCCAATGCGAGTGCTTTGCTTGATGTCACCGCCTGGCAGGTTGCGCTGATAGTAGAGCGTAGACATTGTCGTTGGTTCACGATCACCCAAGCGCAAGTCAGGGATACCGTTCTTTCCAATTCGCTCCTTCTTTTGCCGATATTTCTTCGACAGGCGCACATACCGCCTTCCCTGCGGATTCTTCGCCTGCTTGGTCAGCAACAACATCCTCTCTGCATGGAGTTGTGCCGCATAGTCCGATACCTTCGATCCGAACTCAGGCTTGTTCACCATCTTGGTCAGATCGCGAACCACATCGCCAATCAGGTCAATAGCCATAACTGCTCCGCATCCGATACCGAGGCAGTATCTTAACCGTGGTTAGTCTCGATCCAAGCCTCTGCAAGTTGATGTGCAAGTAGTGAAGGTATTTCGCATTGTAGCGCCCCGCCTTCTCATAAGCGAAGCCATCCGTATTGGTCGCATCCTGCTGAAACCACAACTCCAAGAACTTGTAGGTTAACACATTCGTTAACAAGTCCTCGTTGTCAGCATCATAGATCGCATCAAGAAGAGCAGTCTCCGTAGCATACGTCTCATCAACCACGAACTTGTTCATCTTCTCCAAGATGTCCGTCTGCAACTCGCTCTTCGCCTTGTCCAACACAAGCGTGTCGCGAACAGAGATGCCAAGAGTCGTTCCAGACGCAGTCACGTTCACATCACGGAACGTCTCGCCCTCAAACGCATCTATGTCATTCCTTGTCAGGGTCAGGCTGCTGAAGGGCATTCTTGCCTCTCTTTATTTCGTTCGTCAACTTCATAACCATATACGCCAAGGTAACCAGCGCAATGAGCATGGAGAGGAACATATTCACATTCTGCAACATCAAACTCATACCCGTCCCCGATGCCCCTACAAGCGCATGTTGATCAAAAATCTTCATCGCTATATAAAAAGCCCCGCCCCGAATGGGGCAGGGCGTTCAAAGGGCATTAGGACTTGCCAGTAGTCCCACGAACGTAACGGACACCCAAATCAGGGTAGAACAACTTCGTCCCGTACAGCACCTCAATGAGGACATCCGCACCAGACTTGGTCTCCTGAACGGTGAGGGTGTAGTTCACACGGTTGGTAGGCTCGAAGCCTGCCGCACGTCTGACTCCACCGTTGCCCGAATCAATGTTCTGCATGACCGCAGTCACCAAGGAAATGGCGCGGGGGTCGTAGAAGAACTCGTTCGTGCCAGTCGAGGCAAGCGACACAGGGTTGATGGTCGCATCGTCAGCAACCGCCTTGCGCAATGGCTCCTTCAGCGTGAGGACAGTCGCAGTCTGCGAATCCACAACGTAGAAGTCATCAGAGGTCAGAGCGGAACCGAACGTGATCACATCACCTTCGCTCAACGAGATCGTGGCATCGCCTGCGGAACCGTTGTCGATGGTGACGGTGGTGTTGCCTGCGGCAGCGTTGGCAGCAACAACAGCATCCGTAACGGTAGCTGCCGTGTGAGCGGAGCCAAGGTTGTCGACAAAGAAGTCGAAGCCGAAGGCGCGACCCATGTTGCCGTTCAACTGAATCTCCGTGCCACCGCGAGTGTTCGCCTGATGGAACAGGTTCAGACCCGTGAGGTCAGCCTCTGCATCAGGGGAGATCACCGCAATCGCACCCTCGTTCCAGTTCTTGCGAGCCTTGAGGATTCTACGAGCCTCACGCAGGTCGGCATCGTCAATCACCGTCAGCGTGGTGTTGTACTCGCCAAAAGCCGCCTCGAACTTGGTAGCCTCAGCCTTGATGTCCTGATTGATCACATCAAGCAAGGAGTGCAAGCGAGGTACGAAGTGCTGCTCAACAAGGTCGGGAAGAGCGAAACGCTGATCCGCCTTGTCAATCGAGAACTGGATGAACTTGTGCTTGTTCATCGTCAGCGAAAACTCGTTCGAGTCAGGCGTGGTGGTCGCGTTGTAGTTGCCCGTATAGTCGGTGACATCCGAAGTGGAAGTCTTGACCGCACGGGTGATGTTTACCTGCTTGTTGCGCTGGGCTACAAGTCCCTCAACATCAGCGCCTGCCACATTGGTGACGGCTTGGGAAACCATCGGACGAGACGGGTACTGATTCGCGAGGTAAACCTCGACCCAGGCCTCTGGCTCGTAAATGGAGAAGTTGCTATTGATCGCCATTGTAATGGGATTTAGACGTTAAACATGGCCTCACACCGTGTGACACCAATTTCTTGTTTTAAGGTCTGCATCCGACCACTATGGCTATTTTAGGATTAGCCCGAATCCTGAAATACTTACGACCAGCCGCCAGCCTTCTTGGCTTGTTGGTACATCTCAGCAGCTCTGTTCTGTGCGTCCGCACTCTTGCTGCGGATCAACCGCTGAAACTCCTCACGACTCGGCTTGTCAGTAAACTGCGTATGCCCCGAAGAACCGCCCGCTCCCTGTGCCGATGGCTTCAGGTAGCCGCTCTCCTTGGCAAACTCGCGAAGTACAGTACCGATCGGCTTGTGATTGCCTTCGTTGTCCAGGACAGGTGTCCCATTCACGGACGCGAAGAACTTGCCATCACGCTCCTCGATCTCGTACTCGCTGTAAAAAAGACTCTTCAGATGCTCATCCTTGATGCCAAGCGTGCCTTCCATTGACGATATGGCGCTCGAAACATTGGCCTCAAGCCGTGTCTCGTACATGAACGCCTCATACTCGTCCTGAGTCTGCTGAACCTTGCTGTTCGCCTCCTCAAGCATCTTGCGCAACTGCTCTACTTCGTTCGCCTGCTCTTTCTTGGGAGTGATCTTCTCCTCAAACACAGAAAACGCATCCTCAAGAGCCTCTGCCTCAATACCTAAAGAACGAAACTTCGATACAAGATCGCGCTCGGCCTTCGCCTTGCCCTCGTTATATCCCTTGGAGAATATCTTGCTTGTATCCACTTCCTGCTTTTCAGGAGCCGCAGGCTGCTCAGTAGAAGCGTTTTGGGTCTGCTCCAAGACCTGTTCTTCACTCATACGAATGATATTGGTTATTGTTCCTCGTTATCAATACTTGTTTCAATATCGTCCATGTTGCTCATCAAGGCTTCCATACCCTCCGATGACAACAACTCTGGCTGCGCCTTCACACGCAATCTGACATCATCTATGATACCACGCAAAGCACTTAACTCACTTGCTTGCGTTGGCATTCCCAACTCGTTGATCTCGTTCATCACCTGCTCCTTGATATCCGTAGGAGCGCTACGCTTGCGCAGATACTCATGTACTTGGTACTTGTACAAGCCATGATTCAATATACCATACTGCGCACCTTCCGTCAAATCATTCCATATCTCATCAGCACTCGACAAGTCATAGTGCTTGGAATAATTCACGAAGAAGTCATCAGGGTCTTCACCGCGAACCTCAGCCTGCAACTTCAACTGATCGTTCTCAACCTCTTCCATATCCATAGCCGTCTGCGCAAGCAAGCCCTGCTCCTCGACATTGTCGAAGCGCTTGGCATCGCCACTCACATTGCTCTTGACCACGCTCTTGTCGCGCACGCTCGCCAGCAAGAAGATCAGGCTCATCAAGTCCTTGAACACCACATCACGCAAGTGCTGAAGCCCCTGCATGCTCGCTTGGTGGAACAAGGTATTCGGCACTTCCACATCGTTGGGGTAAATAATACACAGTCCAACGCTTTCCTTGATGTCGGTGCTGTTGTACTTGCCGTCTTGATCCAAGCCCGACAACGCCTTCACGATGTCCTCGCTATAAACGGGGATCGGATGCGCGAACAGTTCAGAACCCTTTTGCAGGTCGTAGAACAACTCCGAGGCCGCCAGGTACAGCCCCTTGAGCGAGTAACGCCTTGGCTTGCCCACAACGAAGCTCGTATTGGCATCGGTAGCGCCACGCAGGATGGTCGCAGGCACACGCCCAAACGGATTGGGGATGTCCTTGATCAACTCCTTCGTCCCTACGCCCATCACACCCTCCTGCTTGTAGACACGGATGCGGTCAGGCGTGTAGACACACCACTTGGTCATCTGCTTCTTGTCCACCGTCCAATAACGCTGCTTGGTGATGAGCAAGATCAACTGACCGTACTTGTAATCGAAGTTGTAGAGTTCGTGCGGGCGGATCACATAGGTGTAAGGCACAATGTTGCCATTGCGGTCGGTGATGGCATTGCCGTTATCATCCATCATCAGATCGGTGATGACAGCGCCAAAGCCAAGCACCTCCTTCACGAAGAGCGCCTTGTCGCGGTAGAACTCGGTGATGCCTGCGCCTGAGTCATCGTAGTGCATCTCCTTGTAGAGCCAGAACGGAGCCGTGTCATCGCTATAAGTGCGATTCACGTTGTTCTCGTCATAGATGCGTTGCTGCGCGGAGAGGAACTTCGCCTCAAGCGGGAACAAGCGCATGCGCTCCAACTTCTCCTGATACTCGTCATTAGACTCGATCGAGGACTGCTTGATGATGTAAGACTTGTCGGAAAATATGTTGCGATCAGGTACGAGAAACTCATCATACTCGGATTGATACCATGAGTTCATCACCTTGCTTCTGTTCACGGTGATGTCGTAGTAGGCGTGAGGAGTCTCTTGATCCAGCACGCGCTGAACCATGTCCTCATCTACGCTGTATTTCCCTCTTAGATCAATCATGCCCACTTATATTGTGGTTTATTTGGCTTCCCCATATCCTTCTTGAAGTC